CTCACCAGGTGTAAATGTTGCTGCACCCGCACCAGCTCCAGTAGCACTTTCTTCCCCTAATGATTTACGAATAAGTTCTTTAACTAGACTTTCATCTATTGTTTGAAGTTGTTTAAATTGTTTAGGATATTCTCTTCGAATGTGAGTTCTAAATGTATTATATAAAGTGTTAAACCATCTACCTACTTCCATTAATTTAGGATCAGTTCTAACCTCTTCGTATGTGACAAAATCTTTAAGGGCTTTATTAAGTTCTTTAAATCTTTTATATACTAAAGCATAGTCAGCTTTATATTTAACATCCCAAGAAATTTTTCCAGTTTCCTGGTCAGTTTCGGGGGTGCTTGTTTCAAATCCTGTTGACTCTTTATTTTCCATTTACTTGCTGGAGTTCTTCTAATAAATCACAATATTGAAGTAAATTTACTATATGATCGTTATTTACTTTATCATTTTTATCTAATTTAACCAAAAATGTAGATACTTCATTTATTTTAATTTTAGTAACTTGGTTTTTAGTTTTTGTATTTAATGAAGTAAGTTCAGATTTAATTTCATTGATCTTAGAATTATAAAATTCTTTTAATTTATTTGTGTTATCTACACTATTAATAAATTCTTTAAGAACAGATTTTTTGTTATTGCTAAAATCTGAATATTTGGAATTGAATTTTTCTAATAATATTTTGTAAGTTAGAATACGAGTATCTTTATCATGGTGATTGAATTCATCCATAATGCTAGATGTAGTTTCTTTAGATTTAACTATGTTTGATGTTAAATGCTCTAATAAAGATAGTTTATTAGTGATGATTTGCTCATGAGATTGTTTTTTATTATCACTATATGCCTCAATTAACGTGTAAACTGCAGCTTGAGCTTTATAGTTAGGAAGTTTTGATTTAAAAAAATCTTCTAAATTGTAGTGTTTTTTAATCTCATTAATTAAATTGTATTTTTGTTTTTTAAGAGAAGTACGATTTAATTGTTTAGCACTTTCTAAAACCGTGTTAATAATAACTTCTGCTTTACCTTCTGATAAGTTAGTGCGTTTAAGTAAACTATCATATAGTTTATACTCACGACCTAACTCAGTTTTACTAAAGTATGTTTTCAGGATATTAGTCGCTTCTGAATTTTTACCCGATAATGTATCTGCAGTAATAGTTCTTACTAGAAGTTCGAATAAAATGCCTGTGTTTTTGTACTTAGAATGTTTTATTAGCATTTAGTAGTTATTTTTATTATAAATATATAAGGAAATATTAATCTCGCAATTGATTAATATCAAGTAGTGATTCTTTTGCTTTATCAGTTTGGAATACTAATGTTTTTTGAATTTCAGTTAAAAACTGTTTATTCTTTAAATATGTAGTATTTGAATTTTCGTTAATAGCTTTGCTGTTATATCCTGGCTGGTCGTCAACTTTCATATCTTTTCTACCTAATCTATCTCTACCAAATACGTTATCTTGAGTATTAATGTTTGATACTTTTTCTTCAGGACGGCCTAATTTAACATCATCTCCATAACCTGCAGGTACATTTCCTGGGTCAGACGTCATTCTACTTTTACCATATAATGAAGCCAAATCATGAGGTGTACCATACGATCTTCCAGTTTCTAATGGATCGTTGCCTTCTTCTGTTACTTGACCTAATCTGAATTTACGTTTAGCATCTTGTAATATTAAATCTCTGTATTCATCAAATTGATCTTCACTAAAATGGAATACATTGTGGTAGATCCAATCTGTTGGTAATAATTGGGCTTCCATTATGTTTTTAGCTAAATCAACTTTTTCTTTCATTAATGCTATTCTCTCTTGATCATAAATGATTGATGGAGTAGTTAATGTAATTTCAAAATTTGTTAATGATTCACCTGTATATCCTTGAACATATAAATGTACTAATGCTATTCTATATAATTCAGATAACACAATACGTTGTAATCTATCAATTGTACGAGCAAAACGAATATCTTCAGCTGCTAATGTTGCTTTACCAGTTAAGTCTTTTTCGTAACCCATAAATGCTTTTGGTACTTTTAAAGCAGCAAACAACTTATCTCTTAAATAAGCTACGTCTTCAATACCATTATATTCTAAACCTTTAGTAGTCTCAATTTTTGTAGCACTATCATTACCACGAACAGGAATATAAAAATCTTCCATCATGTTTTGCATGTTGTATTTTAAATTATATTCACCAGTTTGTTGATCCATATATGGTGTTTTTTTCATTGTTGAAATTGTTTTCTTCATGAAATTTTCTACTTCATTAGGAGGAATAGATCCAACATTAATGTAAAATACACGTTTTTCTGGGGCGCGAGATATTCTATGAATTAACATAGCGTCTTCCATCAATGTATATTGTTTAAACAATTTACGAGCTGGTTCAATATATGAACGTCCATAAGGTAAATAGTTAACATCCGTTAGTAAACGAAAATGAGCCATTTCATAATTATCAAAATATATTCCATTAGTATCATCTTGTTGATTGGGAACATTATATGTACCCCCACCAACATATCCATCAGGACTGAATCTGAATCTTATAGATGATGGGTTTGCTTTATCATAATTTTCTTGGCGTTGAATATGGTATGCAGTATAAGGTATAACATTATATACTCCTAGTTTTTCCGCAATTTCTAGCTTTAAGAAAAAGTCACCATACTTACACATTTGTCTAACCCATGACCATAAATTAAATTCAATATTTAATACGTCATAAAATAAGTTATATAATATTTTTTGTATATCTTCATCTGAGCTACGAATTTGTAATACTTCACCCATTTCATTTTTTAATGAACACTCATCGGATACAATATCTAAAACAGATGCTACAATAGCGTCTGTGTCCATTACATCATAATCTGAATATAGTTGGGCTCTTAGGTATTGAAAGTTAACATTTAATTGTTGACCATAAAGTGAGGTAGCGTTTTGAGAATATATTCTACTATATCTATCAACTAATGAATTGGTTTCATATTTACCACTATTTTGAATTGAATTTACATCAATTACTTTAACTTGATTTCCTCCTTCATTTCGAATAATTACATCCGTTGAGAATAATCTTTTTAATCGTGTGAATACACTTGTATCTGCCATTTTGTTTATTTTAAATTAACCAACTAATATCCTCGCTTTGATTATTACCTAAATTCATAGTATATGGATTGTCAGTTCCGGATGCAAAATATGCTCCTTGATATGATGATGGTTTAGATATATTATTTAATGTTGCTTTTGTCATTTCTATTCCTTGTTGTTTGTTTTTTAAGGCTGTATCTCTTACATACATTCCAGTACAAAAAGATATAACTAAATCGTCATTATATCCTGATTGTGCTTCTCCTCTTCCATTTTTCCAAATGAATACTTTCATTTCTTCTATTAATCGTTTTGAACGAATGATAACACTATGATCACCTAAATATTCTCTTCCTTTATTAACTACTAAGGGACGAGTTCTAGCAGACATAGTAAAACCAGGTGTCATTTTAGATGTATCTTCATACCTAGTAAAATACGAATCAGAAGTTGTACTGTCACTTTTAGGTGAATAATATAAGTTTCTATATCCTCTTTCTATAATAGAATCTAAAGTAGACCAACCAATATTTGCATTTTCAACTACAAGCATAGCTTCATTATATTCAGTAGCTATACCACACAGCAAATATCCAAATTCTTTTGGTGATATTTGACTTTTATATTCTGCTACTTGAGCATTAGTTTCTAAATCGAATACATGAAATGCTGAGTAATCTCGTCCATCGCCTCTAGCTACATCAGCTATAACCATATAATTTCTAGTATAGTCAGGTGCTTCCCAAACCCATAAGTTTTTATCTACTCCTCGTCTTTCCATAGGTTCTACAACATGAGTTGTAGACATATATTCAAGATGTTCTTGATAAAATACTACCTCACCTGAGGTACTAAAATCGCAATCACATTCTTGTGCTGCTAATCTTGGGTCGCCTAGTAATTCATCTTGTCTTTTTCTCCATGCTTCATCTCTTTCGGGATGTACATACCAAGGTAGTTTAATAGGTAAGAAGTCATTTTCT